ATATGCAGATACCTGGGAAGATGGAGATTTGTTCTACATTGAAGATTATGAAAACCTAGATAGCCTGATTACAGATATGATCAAAGAAATACAAGATTAACCCCTTTTTGAGAGTTTGTATGGTCAAATGCGAAATACAAAATATGGTGTTTTTTTGCCTTGATAAGACTAAATCTAGTGTGTTCACATATCATGTAAAAGATGATAAAATATTGTATCTAGATGATTGTAGGAGGAACATGGTATGGGGCAGAATAAAGAGGTTGTTTATAAGTATATTATTAATGATGATTATGAGCCAGAATATATAAATGGTATCTATGGGGGTCTGTGTCCGAATGGAGAACTTATAGTTAATTTTTTTATGGATCGATTCCCTATCCCGTTGAAATCGAGACAATCTATTAATGAGAAAGGTCGGCTGGAGGAGAAAGTAATTCAAGATAATGCAGATGATATCAAAATTCGAAGGGTTGTTAAGCAAGGAGTTATAATGAACCGTGAAACTACTTTAAGTATATATAGATGGTTGAAAAATAGACTAATTGAAATGGGAGTTGATGAGGATGAGTTATAATATCTTAGCATTACAAACATCTTCTGATAAGCAAGTTAATCACTTTCCTCAGTTTTATTCTTCAGTAATTAATGATAAAAAGGAACGCTTTATTCCTACTATTTCTCATATTATTTCTAGCATTGATGAACTATTTAAGCCATATTTACAAACTGACGATAAATATATATTTATTTCACAAATTAGTGAAAACTTATATTTACAAAACCCTATAGAGCTATTAATAAAAAAAGAAGAAGGTTATTATACCGTGGAATACAAAATATGTAACCTTATTATTGAAGCTGTAGGTGAAACATATAAGGAAATGGTTCAAGATTTCAAAGATCAGCTTGTCGATGCGTGGGACTACTATTCAGATGAGGATGATCAAAACCTCACACGTGGAGCTATTGAAGTTAAGCGATGGTTACGAGAGCATATCATTGAGGAGTAATAATGTCGTCAATAAAAACTAGAGATATAAGAACGAATCTTATAAAAAAAGGGTTTAAGGAAGATGATAAAAGAGATCATATTTGGTTAAATTATATTTCGCCTGACGGGAAAAAAACAACTGTTCGCACAAAGATTAGTCATGGAAAGAGTAGTATAGGAGATCCTTTGATTGCAAAAATGGCTAAGCAAACCCACTTGTCAAAAGCTGATTTTTTAGAATTGGTTAATTGCACATTGTCTGGTGAAGATTATTATAGACAAGTGAGACATACGTTGTAAACAATATAATAATTGATTAATCCACAACCACCAAGCTATTGCAAGGTGGTTTTTGTGTGAGGAAATAAGCACTTCATTATTTGAGGTGCTTTTTTATTGCCAACGCGTGGCTTAAACGCGGAATATTTTACTTCATAGGGAGGTTTGTAACATGGCAGAAACTGTGAATCAGGGAAACACAAACACAAACGGACAGGGTAACCAGGCAGCTGGCGGATCCGGGGAGAGGACATTTACGCAGGCAGAACTTGATACGGTGATCAGTGAAAGATTGAACCGTGAGAGAGCTAAGTATGCGGATTATGAAACTCTGAAGGATAAGGCGGCAAAGTTTGATGCAGCAGAGGAAGCATCGAAAACGGAGCTTCAAAAGGCTCAGGATGAGAGACAGAGATATAAGGATGAACTGGATCGTATAAAAAATGAGAATAAGATCCGGGACATTCGGGGAAAGGTTTCTCAGGAGACTGGAGTTCCGGAAAACTTGCTTAGTGGCGATACAGAAGAAATCTGTAAAGAACAGGCCAAAGCTATTCTGGCATTCGCAAATCAGGGATCCTATCCTGATGTAAGAGACGGTGGAGAACCGGGAAAAGTATCAAAGAAAACAACTAGAGATCAGTTTGCTGATTTCTTTAACCAGTTTTAAAGGAGGAACATTATGCCTATTGCAGGAAATGGAACACAAACTAACAGAAGCAACATTCAGTTACCAACAGAAGTATCAAGAGAGATCATTCAGAAAACTCAGGAACAGTCTGCAATCATGCGTCTGGCCAGAAGAATCATACTTCCGGGCTGGGGTCTTACTATTCCGGTGATCACCAGCGATCCGGAAGCTCAGTGGGTAGATGAGACCAATAAGAAGCCGGTATCCAATCCTGGTCTTGATAAAAAGGTAATGCAGGCTTATAAGCTGGCCGTTATTGTACCTTTCTCTGAGGAATTCAGGAGAGATGCGAAGAGTCTTTATGATGCTCTGATCAGCAGACTTCCATTGTCTTTGGCTGAGAAATTCGATGCTACATGTTTCGGTAAAGTAGATGCTCCGGGAAGCAATTTTGATACTCTGGCTGACTGCACTGCCCAGAATATTGGAACAAACACTTATGATGCTTTAGTGGCAGCGGACCTTGATGTGGCTGTCCATGGAGGCATTCTGAACGGATATGTGATCAGCCCTCAGGCCAAGGCAGTGCTTCTCGGAGCAAAAGACGATGTGAAGAGACCTCTTTTCATCAATTCTGTTGCAGAGGGAGCAATCCCGATGATCCTTGGACAGAAAACATATCAGTCCAGAGGAGTATATAAGGAAGGAACAGGAAGTTCTGTACCAAATGTAGTCGGTGCTGCAGGTGACTGGACAAAGGCAATGTATGGAACTGTAGAAGGAGTAAAGATTGGTGTTAGCGATCAGGCTACATTGACTGTAGGATCTGGAGATAACGTGGAAACAATCAACTTATGGCAGCAGAACATGTTCGCCGTTAGAGCAGAAATTGAGATCGGATTCCGCGCCGATACATCTGTGTTCAATCTTCTGACCACTCCCTATTCTGGCTGATGGTTAAGATGATCAATCAGACTTTTGGTACAGAGATGTGGGTCGCGGAGAATCGTGTAGACGAATACATGGCGGCAGGCCATAAACTTGCCGCCGGTAAAACAGAGGAAAAACCTACAGAGAGACCAAAAGCCACAAGGAGAAAAACAAGGAAATGAGGTGACTCTATGGCATATGCAGGAATCACAGATGTGAAAGCAAGAATAGCCAGGACACTTTCTGAGGAAGAAGAAAAAATCTGTGAGACATTGCTTGAAGATGCAGCTGTATTGGTTGACAGTTACAACCAGGAAGCCAAAATGGAGGCAAAAAAAGTAGTGTCATGCAGAATGGTTATCAGGGCCATAGGGGATGGAGAAACATCAGACATCCCCATTGGGGCTACGCAGGGAAGTATGTCAGCACTTGGTTACTCACAGTCCTGGACTCTGGCCAATGGAGCCACAGGCGAATTATACCTGTCAAAAACCGAAAAGAAGATGCTTGGGGTTGGGAACAGGATTGGATCCTATTCACCTTTAGAAGACCTGACAAGCGATAGCCTGGAGGTGTTTTTATCATGAAAGGGATTGATATCATCCTTTATGAGAAGACGCAGACTGGGACGGATGGCTTTAATAAACCTGTATATACAGAAATTCCGGTCACTGTAGAGGATGTCCTTGTTGCCCCTTTGTCTGCTGAAGATATCACGGACAGGACAGATTTCTCCAGTGCAAAAGAGTCATATACACTTGGCATACCGAAAGGAGATCTTCATGATTGGAGAAATGTAAGAGTAGGATTCTTTGGCAAAATTTATAAGACTTATGGAGAAGTAACACAAGGGATAGAAAGCCTGGTTCCGACCAGATGGCATAAGAAAGTGAAGTGTGAGCTTTATGAGTAAGAAGGTTGAAATCAAACTGATCGACAGTGGTATTAAAGAACTTTTACATTCTGATGCGATTGAAGGCATATGCCGTCAAAAGGCAGAAGCAATAGCAAATAATACAAAAGGTGAGTTTGAGGTCACAGTAACCAGGGGGAAAAACAGGAGTTGGGCAACAGTAAGTACCACTGACAAAGATACTTTCTTCCGGCAAAGAGCTACAAGGGAACTGCTAAATTCGGTTGGAGGCATGATGAAATGATAGAAAAAAGAATCATTGATTATCTGGGCGAATGCCTTGATGTTCCGGTATATGGGGAACAACCGGAAGATAAGCCGGACAGGTATATTATCGTAGAGAAGACTGGCGGCGGCGGTGACCGATTCATTGCGAGATGTATGATGGCTGTTTTCTGCCATGCCGAGTCTTTGGAAGAGGCAGCTGTATTAAATACTCAAATGATCGGACGTATGTTTGAAGCTATATCGATCCCACAGATTAGCAAGGTCGAATTAAATACGGAGAGTAATTTTTCAGATATTGCCAGAAAAGCATATGAATATTATGCGTTATTTGATTTAGTATATGCAAGGGAGGAAATATAACATGTCAAATTTAGTAACTACCGGTAAACCGAAAGTGACTGGTGCGGTGTTCAGGGCTTTGATCCAGGCAGGATCATCTATCGAATATCCAACGGATGCCACAACTGAACTTTCGGATGCTTTTGTTCATCAGGGATATATTACAGAAGATGGTGTAACCCTGAATAACAACCAGACTAAAGAAACGGTAAAAGCCTGGGGTGGCGACATTGTCCTTAATAACATCACAGATAAGGGATACACATGGGCATTTTCGCTCATGGAACATCTTAATGCAAATGTCCATAAAACAGTTTACGGGGATAATAATGTAACTGTTGGCGATGGGATGACAACGATCAAAGCAACAGGAGATGTATCCGGACCGTCTGCCTGGGTGATTGACAGGGTTAATAAAAATGGAAAAGCTGACAGGGTAATTATTTATGAAGCCGATATCACAGAAGTAGGTGAAACAACTTTCCGGGATGAAGACGCAGTGGTATACCCGCTCACCATTACACCTGTGCTTTATGATGGTGCATATTTCAAAGAGTTTATTGAAGGAGAAGATACAAATGATTCAGGGGAAAACTGATACTGGATTTGAGTATGCTATCGATGAAGAAGTGTTAAACGACTATGAATTGGTCGAGGTAATCGGAGAAATCGATGAAAATCCTTTCGCTATTGCAAAAGTTGTCAAAATGCTGCTTGGAAAAGAACAACAGGATGCCCTGAAAGACCATTGCAGAAATGAGAACGGTCATGTGCCGATGCAACGCATTGAGGAAGAAATCGTGGATATCCTGACATCAAATCATGAAATAAAAAACTGATGGCCCTGGCCGACATGATCCGCCTGGATGAAGAAGCATTAATTTGTGATCTGGCGGAGACATATGGAATATATGATTATAGATCGCTACCTGCATTGAAAGTAGCGGTCTTTTTTGTCGGCCTGGGGGCAAACTCAAGATGCAAAAGAAAACTAAGTGGAATGGAATATCCATTGGAGACAGTCATGTTAGCAAAACTATGTGACTTATTGTCAACATTGGTATGGTTCAACACAGAGGATGGCCAGAATGGAACAAACCGACCAACATCTATCCTGGAGATCTTACTGGGAGAGGAAAGCCGAGAAAATATCAGCGGTGATTTCATGATATTTGAGACACCGGAAGACTACGAAAAATTCATGAAAGAGAAAGCGGGTGGTTAATATGCCGGACATCGCGAAAGCTTATGTGCAGATCATACCATCTGCAGAAGGAATAAAAGGAAAACTTCAGAACGCAATCAGTGGAGAGGCTGAATCTGCAGGTAATGCAGGCGGACAGACAATGGGTTCATCCCTTGTAGGAAAAATAAAGGGTGTCATTGCTGCAGCGGGTATCGGATCAGCAATTAAAAAGGCTGTAACTGTTGGAGCTGATCTGGAGCAGTCCATAGGAGGGATTGAAACTCTATTTAAAAAATCTGCAGATACAGTAGTGAAAAATGCTGACAATGCATGGAAAACAGCCGGACTATCTGCAAATTCTTATATGGAACAGGTGACATCCTTTTCAGCTTCCTTGCTGTCCTCTTTAGGCGGAGATACAAAGAAGGCTGCCTCGGCTGCAGATCAGGCAATCACAGATATGGCGGACAACTCAAATAAAATGGGAACGTCCATCGAAAGTATCCAGAATGCATATCAGGGTTTTGCCAAGCAGAATTATACCATGCTTGACAATCTTAAACTGGGTTATGGCGGCACGAAATCAGAAATGGAACGTCTGCTTTCAGATGCGGAAAAACTTAGTGGGCAGAAATATGATATTTCAAATCTGAGTGATGTATACCAGGCAATCCATGTGATACAGGATGAACTGAATATTACCGGAACCACTGCAAAAGAAGCCGACACTACGATAAGCGGATCGGCAGAGGCCATGAAAGCAGCCTTTGAAAATGTTTTGGGCAATATGGCTCTCGGAAGGGATGAACTGGGGAGTTCATTAACCGGACTTGGTCAGTCCATAAAAACGTTTGTTGGAGGTAACCTTGCACCGGCAATCTCTAATATTGCAACATCACTTCCGACTGTTTTTAAAGCTGCTCTTGCCGGGCTATCCGAGTTGAAAACGATTGGGATTGAGATGATCGGGAATGTGTCATCAGGATTAGCTGAGGGTATTCCCAGTCTCCTGGAACAAGTTTTGCCAATGGTAGTAAGCTTATCAGAGAGTCTGAGGGCAAATGCATCCCAACTGATTGACTCCGGAATGAACCTGATTTTACAGCTGGCACAGGGCATAGCAAATTCTATCCCGACTTTGGTGACATACATTCCTACAATCGTAACGAATATTGCAGGGATCATCAATGATAATGCACCAAAAATCCTTACAACAGGGGTAAAAGTGATCATTACACTTGTTAAAGGAATCATACAAGCTATTCCTACAATAGTAGCAAATATTCCTAAGATTGTTCTGGCTATAGTTTCTGTGATCCAAGCATTTAACTGGATCGGCCTTGGAAAACAGATCATCAATGCTTTCAAGAATGGCATCATTGCCTTAAAAGGGGCTGTATCAGGTGCGGGAAAGAACATCTTTAATGCAGTGGTAAATGCGATAAAGGCTTTGCCTTCAAAACTTTTAGGTTTGGCCAAGAATGGAATATCTTCATTCAGAGGAGCTCTGGCCGGAGGGGCTGGGGTACTGAAAGCAGCGGCCACAACGATCTTAAACGGCATACTGAATGTGATAAAATCTTTGCCTGGCAAACTGGCATCATTTGCAACGAGAGCTGTTTCCGGTTTTAAATCAAAATTTACCAGTGTGAATTGGAGCAGTATCGGAACAAATATCATAAGCGGTATTGTGCACGGAATCACAGGTGCTGCAGGCAGGATAGGAAGTGCTCTGATGAATGCAGCCAAAGGAGCATTCAATAAGGCAAAAAGTTTCCTGAAAATCGGTTCTCCCTCAAAAAAGGCAGAGGATGAAATTGGAAAGATGATCCCTGCAGGTGTGGCCGTTGGTATCCGGAAAAACGATGCACCAGTCAAGGCAATGAGGAATCTTACAGATGATCTGATGGATACCTCAAAAATGAAACTGTATACTCCTGCAAGTAATAAAAACATCACCTATAACCAGATGAGAATGCTGATCGGAGATCTGATTTCCAGATTGGATAAAAACGAGGAGAAGATATTCCAGGCAGTCACCAGAGCATTAAATAACCTTGGAATCAAATGGGATAGACGTGAGATTGCAAGGATAATAGCGGAGGTGTCAGGATGATTCTAAGTAAATACGAGACACACGATGGTAGTAAAACGCTGGAATTCGAAAAAGGGATATACCTTAATTATGATGATCTCTATAATTACGAATGGTCCTATTCTAACAATGGAAATACAGTATTCAATTTCACACATGAAACAAGAGAAATCAATGTTGAAGCCTCTTTTTATGCAGTAAAGGGACAGGATCTTGAAACTCTGAGGAATGAAGCTTTTGAGATTTTTGAATATGATGTATTGGATGATCAGGATGGAAAATTGTGGATCGGTGATTACTATCTTCCTTGCAGGATCATCGCCACAAGTAACTCGGAATATACCAAAGACAAGTCGTTGAAGACTGAGTTAAGGATCGTATGCGGAGAGCCTTTTTGGATAAAGATTACCGATCTGGGGATATTAAGGCCGATTGAAGAATCAGATAATTCTTTCGGCCTGAATTATCCTTACAATTACTCTTTCAATTACGGCGTGGACAATACCGTTAAGAGCATTAAGAATGATTCATTTGCACCTGTGGATTTTGAACTGGTGATCCATGGATATGCATCAGACCCGTCAGTAACGATTGGTGACTATACTTATACGGTTCATTGTGAAGTAGACAATGGACATGAGCTCCACATCAATTCCAGGGAGAAGACCATTCTGTTATATGACGAGTACGGAAATACAGAGAACTATTTCCGATATCGTGACAGGGAGGATTACATCTTCCAACAGATTGAGAGTGGGGAGAACAGTATATCATGGAGTGATCCGTTCAGCATCGGACTGACACTGATAGAAAAAAGGAGTGAGCCAAAGTGGATTTAATTTATGCAGATGCTTCTTTTAACGATATCGGTGTGCTAAAAGGAACTGAAGTAGATATCGCTTATGGAACAGATGAAAATGACTTTTCCATGGAGATGTCTCTGAGGGATCACTGCCTGGATAAAGGATTCTTCCTATATTACGAAAAATATGAAGCGGGGGAAGTTATCCCAACCGAGTATGGAGGAATTGTTGACAGTATAGAAGTTGATTCTGAGAAAGAGACTATCACATATGGGGGAAGGACCTGGACAGGGATCATGAACAAAAAGGTAGTCACTCCTTCTCCTGGAGAAGATTATGTCATTGTTTCCGGAGATGCCAATGAAGTGCTGCAGGTATTATTTGAGAATACTGGTCTCGACAGCCTCTTTATGGCTTCCTCCGAGCCAAGCAATGTGAATCTGCCGGTAACCTTCATAAGGTACCAGTACCTTTATGACGCGATCAGATCCATACTGAGAAATGATCTTGGAAAGACGATCGGAAAATTGAAGATGGAGTGTTCCAATAGCAAAGTCATTTGCTCCATAGTTCCGGCAGTGGATTATTCAGAGATTGAAGACTTTGATACTTCTACCGATTCGTTTAGGCTGACGAAAAACTACCGGCCGGTAAATCATATGATCTGCATGGGTCAGGGAGATCTCAGAGATAGGTTTATCATTAATCTGTATACCGATGAAAAGGGAGAGATACAGCAATATCTGGCAGATCCATCTAAGGTACCTTTACAGGACTCTGATTATCTTTATGGTTCAGATGATACAAGCCATAAAGTACTGTCAGGGCATGATGAAGTGATCGAGATATATGATTATCCATCAGCCGAGATTACTACAAACTATGTGGCCATGATGACTCAGCCTGCGGACTGGAAAAAGGTATGTGAGCAATACTTTTCCTATGATGGCCAGGATTATAACCAGCTTGAGATTGAATATGAGGATAATTATGTACCCTATACTTCTCAGCCGGCTGACTGGGCTTCAAAATATGCCAGTTATTTTGTCCTGAGCAATGGAGATTATCAAAATGTAGAAGGGGTAGAGCAGACCACATATGTGGAGAAAAGCAAAGCCCAGGCTACAGATTTCTATAAGAATTATGATCAATATTACTACAGGTACAATGATGGAACCACTACGACATATGAAAGCCTTCCGACATACACTACATACACATATAAAAAACAGACCAGCCAGCCTTCGGACTGGCTTTTAAACTGGAGTCAGTACTATGAAATTGCCACCGGGTCAAAGTCCTATACTCTGAAACCAAAAGCAAAGATCGACGGGAAAGAACGGACGATCAAGTGGCAGAAGACATATTATCTAAACCAGCTGAAGAGTACCTATGCATCACAAGATATCGTCATTGATAAGACTTCCTGTGATAAAGTAAGCAAAAACTCGAAGAACTATAAATATGTGATCTACTATACCCTTCGTTCTGGATATATGTCTGTAGTAGGCAGCGGAAAGAACAAAAATAAATGTCCGAAGTGGGGTGCAAAAAAGAGATATACCAGATACTCTAGTGATCCTAAACAATATAGTTATGACTATATCAAGAAATATCTTGGAAATGTATACAGGCTGGAGAAAGCAACAGTGGCACCGGCATTCCCAGGGATAGTATATGCGCTGAATGGAACTAAGCCTGTTTATCCGGAATTTGTTTCTGGGGCAGTATATAAGGCTGTGGAGGATCATTTTGCAGTGATGATTGAATCAGCAAAAGAGAAGATTCTTGAGCATTGGGCAGAAGACTCCCTGGAGATTAACTTTTCAGATTCATCCCAGGACATCTTTGATGTAGGTGATTATATCGGTGCTGCTGATAGTGTGACTGGAATCAGTGCATCTCATGAGGTCACCAAAAAGATCATCAAGATCAAGAATGGTGCCTTATCCATATCATATGAAACAGGAGGAGAGAGTTAAATGAGCGCTACATGTGAATTGATCACCGGAGCATCAGAAAGCTATCATATTTCATCTGTTGATGATGCGCATAAACATGTCGGTATCTTCGGGCAGGGGAATTATGTTATGGAGACTGAAAACAACTGTTCATACAGTATGCCTGATGCTAATAATTTTTATCTTCATACCGGAGACATCATGATGCAGGGAAGGCATATCCGTATTCCTGAGCAGGTGCAGCTGGAGGTATCAACAAATAATGCATCCTATAATAGGATCGATGCTATTGTCTGCAGATATTTTACCTATACAGTAACGGAAGATGAAGGAACTGAGAATGAGAAAACTCTGACATATGAGGATGCTGCCATTGAGATCAAGGAGGGCACACCCGCTTCCGGAGCTGCATCTTATCCGTCCATATTAAACGGGGATATGATGGCCATGGCCGAAAGTGAGATGGTGCTTTATTACATCATACACACAGGTTCTACATACCGGGTTGAACAGGCATTTAAACTGATCGGGGTGAATTTGGGAAATGCAGCCCTGACAGCCTATCCTGTAGGATCGATCTATATGAGTATAAATGATACTAACCCTGCCAATCTGTTTGGAGGAATATGGGAAGAAATCCAGGGGGTATTCCTTCTTGGAAGATCTGAAAATCATACTGCAGGAACAACAGGCGGTACTGAGAACGAAACACTTTCAACTGAGCAGATGCCATCCCACACGCACACCGGCCCAAGCCATACCCATACTGGCCCAAGTCACACCCACACTTTTACTACGGGAAATCAGAGCGCAAACCATACACATGGCAGTGGCAACAGTTCTTTCAATTTTTCTGTAGCAAAGCCACTCTCAGGGAATGCAATAGCGAGAAGAAAGATTGCATCGGGATCTTCTTACCATGCAATCACATCAACTGGTGGAGCAGACGATTTGAGTGAAAGATCTGCTACTGGAGCCAATAGCGCTAACCATACACATTCAGGGACTACGGCTGCAGCTGGTACAGGCAATACAGGAGCCAGTGGAACAGGAGCAACCGGTTCGACGGGAGGTGGAAAGGCACATAATAACATGCCTCCGTTCCTTACGGTGTATATGTGGAAAAGAACAGCATAAGGAGGATGAACGATGCCAGATATCATGGAAACATTTGTTAATGTCGACGGATACGACAATGACAATGATTTTGTCGATGAGTATATCGTTGACATCAACTTTGAAACAAAAGAGATCGGGGACATTGTGAACCAGGTACTTGTTGCCGGTGAGAATCTTTCCCAGTATATCGGATTTGAATGCGATCGGTATTATGACGGGATCGATCTGGCTGCAAAGGCAATCGATTTCCTGTGGATCGGTGTCACTGGTTATTCTGATGCACAGAAGGCAATCAATGTAAGCAGGAGTGAAAACCGGATCAGGTTTGCCTTCCTCATCCCCGGAGAAGCTATCCCGGAAAAAGGGGAAATGCAGTTCTGTGTGGAATTTATCGGAACGGATTATATATTAAAAACTCAGCCCAAGACTCTGGAAGTAGAAGAAGGGCTTACCGGAAGTGACCTGGTACCCGAGCCTTCAGATGAAGCATGGTATCAGGAATTCCAGGCTGCATGGCAGCAGATGAAAGAAGCTGCCGTAACCGCAACAGAGGCTGTAACAACCGCCAGAGAGGATGCAGACCAGGCGCGAGAAGATGCCGACAGAGCAGAGGCACAGGTTTCTGATGCTACAGAAGCGGCAGCTTCAGCAGCAGATTATCTTCAGCAGCTCCTTTCTAAATATCCGACCAGTTATGTGGCCAGTGTGGTGGCAGTATCCGGAGGGATCAAAGTCACCTATGCCAATGGGGATGAACAGACCATCCCGGTATCCGGTGGCTCCGGAGGCCTTGCTTTTGATGGAGGTTATCAGGATGAAGAGGGATATCTGCACCTTACCTTAAACGGAGAAGACATTGAAGGATTTGATCCTATCCTCTTAAGTGTAGGCGGAGGTGGAGGTGGCGGAGGCGGCTCCAAGCTGGTATTTGCTGTCTATACCCCGACAGTGTTCTCAGTAATGGATACGGCCGGAACTGCTCCAATCAGCTATAAATTTACTTCCGTGGATTCAGATACCCAGACACCTACAGGAAATGGTAATCTGGCCATTAGTGTTGGAGGAACGGTAAAAGCCAACTATTCCATTACCCAGGGAGATAATAAGTCCGTTGATGTTTTCCAGTACCTTAATACCGGTTCAAATACAGTAGTGCTGAAGATTACCGACAGTTATGGAACGTCAGCAACACGAACCTTTACGATCACCAAGGAATCATTCGGACTTACCTGGAGCCTTGGCAACACGGCAAAGAATACAGAGGCGGCATTCAGCTTCTATATCACACCGACAGGAACCGGGACCAAGACGATCTATACTTATGTAGATGGAAGACTTCACTCCACGGATACCGTAACAACTACGGGATACAGGCTGACGAAGTCTATTTCCGGCCTGACTCATGGTGATCATCTGATTGAGGTTTATGGAGAGATGGATGTATCCGGTTCTACTCTGGAATCTGAACATCTGACCTGTTCGGTTGCCCAGATTGGAAGTTCTACCACACCTGTTGTGGCGGTGAACTGGCCGACAGGTAATCTTACCCAGTATACAACAGTAAGGATTCCTTATCTTGTTGTTGATCCTCAGAATAATCCATCAGAGATATCTCTGGTTGTTAATGGAAATGTACAGTCTGCAGAAGATGTTGATCAGACAGAGAAGGCATGGAGCTATCGTCCGGTGACATCCGGTCAGGTAACTCTGGGAGTGATGTGCGGCTCTGTATTAGAGACCAAAACATTTACGGTAGACCCGATCGGAGCAAACGTGGACGAAGTGACGGACGGAATGGATATTAAGGTAGATCCTTCAGTAATGAGTAACCTGGATGGGTGGCATTATGGGAATTACGGGATCACCTTATCCGAAGGATTTGATACAGTAAATGGAGGCCTTCAGGTAGATGAGGAGGGTGTCCATTGTATCCGGATCACAGCCGGGGACAGACTGACCCTGAATTATCCATGGTTTTCCGGAGACCCGAGAAGAAGTGGAAAAGCAGTTAAGATCATCTACCGGGTGGCTGACAGCTCCAACAAAGAAGCGGTGGCCATCGAATGTATGAACGCAGGAGTAGGCTTCAGGGCAAAAGCAAACAGTGTATCCCTTTCGGGTGACCAGACGACAGTATCCCTGTCTGTATGTGAAGATGAAAGAACAGAGCTGGATATCAACATCCAGCAGGATTCCGAAGATCTTCTGGCCTACATGTGGGAGAAATGTTCGACCTTTGCCTATAAGAAATATGCAGCAAATGAAAACTTTACCCAGGGAACATCCCAGGGTATCACTTTTGGTTCTGATGATGCAGATGTATACCTTTATCTTTTCCGAGGATACAATCGAGACCTTACAGAATCAGAACTGAAAGCAAACTATATCCATGACGGTAAAGACGGAGCGGAAATCCTGGCCAGATCCAACAGGAATGCCATCTATGACGGTGGAGGCAAAGTGTCTCCGGAGCTTGTGGCAGCGGCTAACCCGAATGCCCATGTGATCGTCATCGATGCCGAACGTATGACAGTAGGCAAGAAAGACATTGTACCAGGCACTATCCGTCATTATTATACCAATGGCGGTGATGCTCACAACTTCTCTGCAGAGATGACCATGAAAGTACAGGGTACATCATCCGTGGAACATGCGGAAACGGCCGGAGGAAATCTTACCTTTAATTTCCCAGGCGGGATCACACTCACATCCCTCGGGACCCATAAGGCAGGATATGCGATGCATGGTGAAGAGGACTCCATCCCGATCACTGTCCTGAACTATAAGAAGAATGTAGCATCCAATGACCATATCGTGAACATGGCATGTTCTGAATGGTACCAGAGATATCAGCCGACAGTGAGACAGGCAAGAGTCGCAGATCCGAGGGTCAGAGACTGTATGGAAGCCTGCATGTGTGTAGTATTCTTCCATAACACATCAAATGCAGCGGTACAGGTCGGCCCGGATACCGTACAGGCAGATGAGACCGTATTCTTCGGACTTGGCAATCTGTGTACGGATAAAGGTGCTGCAGAAGCCTATCAGTATGACCCTATCGTGATTGAGGTCAAGAACAATACGGAACCTGCAGTAAGATTTAAGACCAACGACATGCTCACTGACTTTGACAGCAACTTTGAATTCCGTTATCTGGATGAAGATGTGTATACAGAAGACCAGGCAAAGGCTCTTTTCCAGACCATGGGTGCTTTTGTCAATGCCTGTGACTGGACGGAGGCCACCAACACGGCACTGCCTTCGGTTGTGACCATCAAGGGACAGGCCTTCTCTGTAGACTCACCGGCATACCGTAAGGCCAAATGGAAAGCCGAGGCAGCGGATCATTTTGATATGGCTGCTTTATACTGGCACCATAATATGACCCTGTTCCATCTGCTTCGCGATAATCGGGCAAAGAACATGTTCTGGTCATTTAATCCGGATGAGGGTGTATGGTCCTTAAGATTTGCCTGGGACCATGATACGGGACACTGCAGGAACAATGAAGGGTATTATGATATCGAGCCCGGATATATGGACTTTGATACCATCGGTACAGCTGATGTATTTAACGGTGCAGATAATGTTATATTCTCCAACATAAGGGAGTGTAACTGGGATGAACTCAAAGCAGCTTATATCGACAGGGAATCTGCAGGAGCATGGAATGATAAGACATTCTATGATTATATGGTCACTAACCAGGAATACCTCTGTGAGTCCCTCTGGATCGAGGATGCTCTGCATAATGCGATTCGTGTTATG